CTTAAAGACACTTCAATTCCTTGTTCATGTCCTCTGTTGCCATCAACCCTTCTCAAATGAGATACCAGGATTAGTCCTGCTCCTGTTTCCTCAACGATACTCCTAAGTCTAGTCATAATATCATCAATGGCCCTACGTTCATCTCCTACATGCACAGCAGACACCAACATATGTAGATGATCTACCACTACCCATTTGCAATCACACCCTATAATCATAAAACGAAGTTTAGAAAATATCTCGTCAATACTATTCGTACCAAAGTGAGCATGAATCCACACCCTGTTCTTATTGTTTCCGTCATACAGTATATCAAATAATTTATCTAGTTCTTCTCGGCTTAACTTTTCCCTTTCTTGGTCTATGTACAGTCTCGCATTGGCTTCAATAGATAGAATACCATCAACTGTCCTTCGCCAATCCTCTTCAAGAGCTATCACTCCTACGTTATCCTTCGTGTGTGTTATTAAGTGATGCTCTAATTCACGAGTTACGGAAGACTTACCAAGTCCTGTGCCTCCTGTAAGGGTAACAAGTTCTCCTTGTCTTAATCCATAAAGTTTATCATTCAAACCTTCCCAAGGATAAGGAATACTTTCTTTAATTTTCCTATCATGAAACTTCTCCCTACTCTCTGAAACATTTAAAACCCCACTAGGAGTATAAACTTTAGCATCCCAAAAAGCATAGTTAAATTTTTGATGTTCATTTGCTTTAAGCATGTCGTTAGGATCATTGAAACCATTAGGTAAGGTCATTATCTTAGCTGTTCCTGGTTTTAATATCCTAGCTACTTTTTTAGAAGCATCCTTACCTACTTTATCTTGATCAAAACAAATAACAACAGTGTCAAAATTTTCTATAAATTCCAAGCTATTCTTTACATCGCCAACAGCATTACCTGCCCCACCTTTAATGGAAACGACTGCTCCTTTACCTCCCATCAACTCATAGGCAGACATGGCATCTAATTCGCCCTCAGTAATCGTTAAATATTTTCCTGACTTGAATAAGTTTTCGCCAAACAAACCTGATTCCGTATGTGAACCTGACCAGGAAAATCGTTTATCCTTAATGTAGCGAATTTTAGTAGCTGTAAAATTACCCTCTCCAAAATAAGGATAAAGATGTTGTGCTACTTTACCATCTGTACCATAAATAACTTGCACTCCATACTTACGAGCAACTTCCTCTGATATTTTCCTATCCGCTAAAGCTCCATACTCGGCAGACTCTATGTTAGTGTAATTCTTTTGGGTTTCTATTGGTTGTTCTTCCATAAATATATCAGCTTCTTCACAAGCTTTCTTGTAATCAGAAATGGTCTTGGAGTGACTATGACACCAAGCCGAGCCACTCTTAAAAACAGATACACATTTATGATGTCCACAAACAGGACATGATTGATGTGTTTTAGCTACTCCGTTTGATGGCATAGAACCTCCGTAGTGAGAGGGCAGATTACTCTACCCCCTCGTTTCGACAAGAGAAGTGTTACCTTCTCGGCACATACATCTACTCTGAATCTTCGTCAGACTCAAGAGCAGATTCATCTTCCCCATTTATAGGGATAGGTTCTTTAGCTTCATTAACAATAGCTACAATTCTATTTGAAAAGAAGTTAATACCTGCTTGGATTTCTTCCAAGTCTAAAACAATATTAGCTTTCTTCTGATTCAATCGTTGCAACCTACCAAAGATTCCTCTTGCTTCTTCAGGCAATTCATCTACAGATATTTGCACATCATCAATAGTTATGTAGGGTCTTTGCTCTACTACTTCTTCTACTTCTTTCTTTGCCATTTTAAAACTCCAATTCAGAATCGTTAGTTGAATCCAATCCAAGTTCTTCGCCATCAGCAGTAGTTGGATTGTACTCAATTAAATTAAGTACTTGTACTGCTTGCAGTTCTAAACCTTTATGAAAACCAAATTCATTAGTAACTTCCCAAGTTCTGTACTGAACAACTACATCTGAGCCATTACCAATAGCCACATTTAGTGGCTCTTTGTCGGCATCAATTAGTTTAGGAACAGGATTTGGAGTGCCATCTTTCCTGGTTGCCCATCTCTTTATGAACAAAGCTTTACCATCATCGGTATCTTTGACTTTAAAACCTTGCTTACTAAACTCATCAGCAGTTTCATCGTCAACCAACAAAGTAATTTGGTATGTTGGGGGTGGAAACTTGTGGCTAGGTGTGGTAATAAAAGACCACATGCTTTTTCCTTTTACTAAAGGCATATGTTTTCTCCATATTTATTAAAAAAACTTGGGAGTTTTATTGAGATTCTAGACTCCCAAACTAGAGCCAAACTGAATGGCATAGCTTGATTTTTGGAGGGTATGAGGTGTCCTATCAATACTATATCTCCTGTTACAATGTAAGATAAGGCTTATAAATATAAGCCATAAAATCATTGTACGCATTTTCACTAGGAAATGAGATCACAAACATAGCATCAGCATCTTCATGTTCCACTTGAAAAGGTATTTTCAAAGTGTAGCATTCGGCATAAGCTTCTGTATGAAGAATCCTCATTTGACTATCATTTAAAGTTAGTGATTTATTAAACATGCTTCCCTCTATCTGTTTATGTAAATAGGTTTACCATCTACAATCTTGGCAAGGTCATTACTTTTAGCAAGGTCTTCCCAAACTTCAATCGGCATTCGCTTTAAAGAATTATTACAATTCATGCGTAGGGTTGCCCACTTGCGACCAAGTGTAATAATCTTGTATATGTAAAAACCACTATACCAACTACGACTCTTCAACTTTTTTTCAAAGATATACCGAGTGGGATTAAACCTTACTAAGTCTCCTTTCTTCATCTCATTTTCCACATGGCGAATTATACCAAGATTATTGTAATGTGTCAATGGTTTACCAGGACTAAATTATTGCTGTACTACTAACCGCATGGCATAGACACAATTATTCACACCTACATCTGCTGAAGCATACTCAAATTTACTGATGTATCTTGTAGCTATCCTTTGAATGTCTATTGGTATTCCATCTTCCACGCTGACGTTATTAACAGTACCATTAGATGCTACGTTGTACGTTACTCCAAACTCAAAAGCTCCTACTGATCTAGCCTTCTCTAAAGTTCGCACTAAAGATTTAGTAGATGGTTTAGAAAGTCTATCATCTACACAGCTAAGAAAGGTAGGCTCTTGCCACGAATCCTTTATGATCTTAGTAGGTTCTTTAGTTACTTCTTCAACAACTATTGGAGTAGCTTCTTCAACTACAAGGGTAGGTTCTTCTGTTACTAAAGGTCTTATTAGTAGAGATACTCTATCATCTAGGGAGATAACAGAGTATTCTAAAGTAGAAACAGATTCTTCTAAACCCTTTATCTTACTAGCTAATTCGTCAATGCTTTCATCATAAGTTATAGCATCTAGGGATTGATAAAGTTTGTTAAGTTCCTGGTAAGCATCATCATTGGATTGATCTAGGACATTAATCCTATTGACCAAACCTCCGTAAGCTTCTTGCAGTTCCATGTCTATCTGTAAGTTAGTAAGTGATTTAGTAACTGTAACAGAAACAACAACTGCAATTATTGTTGATACAAAAATTGAAATTATTTGATTTTTCATATATTCTCCTTTTCAAAATTTAAAATAGATTCTCCTAGAAATTGTGGTATTTGTGGTACAACTGCGTTACCTATTCCTTTAAGTCTGTGTACCCTATTGGATATCCCATAAGCCACTCTGTCCAATTTGGGTTCAGTTGTCCATTGGGTTTTGGCATATTGTGCAAATCTTTCGATCTGTTCTCTTGTGACAATATGTTTAGGCTCTCCTCTAATGCCACTCGATTCGGAAGCTGACCTAGATGTGACCTCATTCCCTTCTTCGCTTTGTCCACTATGGTTTGCATCTTGTTTGCTCCCTTCCAATCCCTTGCACATGGAGTTGGATACAGTTCGGTTGGAAACAATTGATTGGGATATAGTTCCTCGAATATTTGTTCCCTCAGATTTAACGGCTTGGTTCTGCCTTTTCTCACGCCCAGGAACTGCTTCTTCATAGCTTCCTTTGACTTCGGAGGTAGATGATCCATTGTGTTTGGTGTTGCCCACATTTCCCTCTTCTGTTTCTTGTGTTCGTCTATCATCTCTCGATGTGCTACTTGATCGTTGATACTGATTGGCATTCCCTTCTCCAACTTCATCTTCATTCTCTCCTTCGATGAAGCTCCTCTGTCCGAATGTGCATCGGGGGTTCTCCATCGGATAGGCGATGATCCATATGCGATCTCTTCGGTGTAACCCACCAACTGTGGAACAGGGTATGCAATGCCATTCTGCATTATACCCGATCTCGCTGAGATTTTGTAAGACCAAGGCAAGTCCTTTAGATCGAAGGGTCGGTACATTTTCAATAATCGCCCATGTCGGCTGTACATCTTCGATGAGCCTCGCATACTCCGACCAAAGAGATGATCGTTCTCCAATGATTCCTTTTTGTTCTCCTGCAACTGAAATGTCTTGGCAGGGGAATCCTCCTGTGATGACAGTAGGTTCAATTCCATCTGCTTGCATTTTTTCATAAGTCAACTCCTTTATGTCGTTGTAAATTGGTACGTCTTGCCAATGTTTCTTTAAAACTTTATGGCAGAAGGGTTCAATCTCACAGAATGCAACAGTTTCAAATCCTCCTGTTTTCTCCATACCAAGACTGAACCCACCAATGCCACTAAACAAATCTAATACTTTGTGTTTCATATCAAAAATTATAGTGCCATACTACCATAAAAAACCCATAAATACAAGCCATTACCAGGATAGCTAAGTTTCTGTACCACAACCAAGCTATGAGAAAGACTATGACAATGGTTAAGTCAGCAGTCAAAACTCCCATATGATTTTGGTTAGCTAGGAAATCCTTTAAGGTGTCCACTTCGTAGTACCTTTATATTTAAAAGGTTTTGCCACCACAAAAGGATTATGTCTTTTACCTACCCAAGTAAAGAAGAAACATACCTGTATCGGATCAACATAATTTATCCAAACTTCAATAGCTAATTTATTATTACTATGTGGATAGATACCTTGAGGAGAATACTCTTCACAATATTTTTCAATTTGTTCTTCATTCTCAGCAGATAAGTAATGCCAATTACCTAAATAATCTTTAGCTTTAGCAAAAGCATATGTGCCTTTGATTTCTGAATATAATTGTTCAGTCATTGAAAACGACCCTCACAAATCGTTTCTAAGAGACAAACTAGAAGTAAGCCATACCTTAATACCTCTGTTTTTATTCAACTTCTCTTTCTTTAATCTTACTAAGCTTCGGAAAGAATCTACCTAATCTACCCTTCTTTTTCCATACCTCTGTCGTGCCATCAGCAAAGTGATAAGTGATTACTCCATTGTTGCCTTCGATAGCAGTACACTTCTCCTTTTCTTCTTGCTCTTTGTAGATAGCTAGTGCGTCATACTCAGTCATAGAATTTCTCCTGTGTTACAAGTCCTTTGATGCATAGATCAAACAGTTCTTTTACCTCTTCTCTACTAAGTTCTGTGTCTATGTTATGAGTTAAACGAATACCACTTTCTTCTTTGCCACTTGCAGTTTGATGTGCAAGGTAGTCTCCATAAAAGAAAACTTTATTAATGAGTTCGTTTTCGTGATCCATATTATTTAACATATCTTCTCCTTCTCTTTACGATTGTATTTAGTTTTATCCCTATGGGTTTTAGGCTTATGAAATTTATCCATGTTCTTCTTAACAGGATTTCTTTTACTCATTCTCCTATAAAAAATAAATAAGCAAACCAACTACTACAAAAAATAGTAGATTGACTGTTATTAAAATTAATTCATCCTTCGTCATACTCACTCTCCTTCTCTTCAATATCTTGTAGTTCATTTTCTAATGCTGTTCTTCTATCAGCAAAAACTTCTTCACATCTGTAGAAAGCACTCTCTAATTTATTTTCTGCTTCCCTTACATCATTTAAATAATAGTCCATATCTTCTTCTAACCCACACTCATTAGCTAAACTAGAAAGTTGTGAAGTAATATCAGTAATAGGGTAACAAAGATACTTTGCTCCTTTAGTTATCCCTCTTGCTACAAGTTCAGCAGACTCTACTCTTTCTATTTCTTCTAGTTTGTTTTCATACTGTTCATTCATAACTTCCACTCCCACTTAAATAATTTACACCTATCCTTGACCTCTATACATTGGTCTGCCATTTCCTTTGTTGACTTTCTGTTGTCTCCTTTTGTGCTTGTTGTTAATCCTGGTAGTTCTACTACGACCAATGCTTGTTTTTTTATATCGGTGTCTGCTTTCATTTCTTAGTACCTCTTTAATTCCTCTAGCCTTTCTCATTAACTGTCTCCTTTGTATTTTTAACCACCTCAAAGGGTACATTTTTAGGTACTTTAATAAAGAAAGGTGGTACTCTCGAACAAGTCATTAACACCATATCATCTTCATAATTTTTTTCAAAACCATCTATAAAGAAATTTTCTATTTGAGCATCACTATAAACTTTCTCGTCTAAAAAACCTGTAAGGTCAGCTACATAATGAAACATATTTTTACTGCTTAGTTCATGTATGTGTTCAATCTCATTTTCTACTAACAGAGTTCTCATCTTTTTTATACTTGGTTTCCTCATACTGTCTCCTTATTTTGCATGATATTTTCTATATCTTTTATAATACTTCTTCCTACTCCTATAGAATCATAGGCAGGATATTGATTATCTTTTAGATATATTTTTATAGTTTGTAAAGTTTGTTCTGCTTCACTCATTAGCTATCTCCTCTTCTGCATTAAACTCTACTGATACTTCTTCTTCTTCAGAAGGTTCTACCTCTCCATTAGCTACCTTCTCCTCTGCACTATACCAATCTTCTGCACTTGTGTAGTAC